GCTCCTTCACAGGCCACCACGGCCCACAAACGCCCCTAGACGAGGGGCACCCATGACCAAGCGGATCGATTCGCTTGGGGTTATCGTACACATACGGGTTACCGGAGGAGCTTGGACCACTCAAGAAATACTTGAGTAGCAAGCTCCAACCAGATACTTTCTGTTCATCCATTGGGATGGATTGAGGTTTGGTAGTCGGCACACGGATCTCCCATCGTTGTAGGTCTTTCGACCAACGATGACGGAAGAACAGGTGATTCATAGCTCGCGCCTCACCATGTATATGATCGCCCCCATTGGGCTCATCAAAAACAGGAATCGCACCTAGGTGCGGTAGAAAGGATCTAGTAAAGAAACACGTGGTCGTCATTCGCTCATTAAACGAGTTAATGAACGCAATCACGCTGGTACGTATGTTCGAAGCTGAATCTTCTGTAATACCAGGGTACTTCTTAATGCGGCCGATCCTAAGATCTTCCCCATCAAAGAAATCACCACCGCATGACTCTCGGAATTTTCCGACGGCGTACGATTTGGTATTATTGATAGAATAACCACAGGCTTCGAAAGCTCTAGTGACAACGCCCACATGGGCCGTTGGAACGATTGTATCGTCACCAAAGACGTACGATTTGTCCTGGGAGTCACCCCAGTACTGCATAGCTGCGGTGCTAATCGACCAAAAGATTAGCGACTCAACCGGAAAGCAAATCGACGACCCCATAGGGGCAAAGGTGTTCATTTGAATAACCTCGTCTTTATAGCTTGTACGGGTTGAGCGGACTGCCGCAAAACCTCTAACCCAAGACTCGGGGAACAGGTCCTGTACGTGTTTCCACATAACAGAATCTGATGCTTCCTTCAAGTCGAGAGTTGCCAATTTACCTGTTATCGAGCCGGAATTCGCCAAGTCCTGCATAACAGTCTGGTCACGTAGGGGTATATTCCACTTAGTAAGTGGACACTGAGAAATCTTAGTGTAGAGAAGGTTCATCAAACCTTGTTTAATATACTGCCTTACAACTGGTTCACAAGAAATGAGTCTAGGGCCACGAGAATCTTTTGGTACGAATGTTACACGAGCGGGTATAGACCCACA